ATGGGAAATCAAAAAGAGTCTAACGTGGGGCGCATGCCGGAGCTTACTGATTTCGGAATGATCTACAGTGCTGCTGGTAGGATGCTCGTGCTCGATTTGGCAATGAAGGATTCTCTGGCGGGATACATTGATGATCCGGTTACCTTCCCTGATATGCAAATTAGCATTCGGGCCAACATGGCCAGGGAGTTGGCGGCGGAGCTTTTAAAGTGTGCTGATGCAATAGATGCAGGAATGCACCACCCTGATCTGAAGTTTGTTGATTAAGGAATGCCCGGTGTATACCGGGCAAAAATTCACAGGCAGGTTTTAATGGCAGCCTTACGCTTTTCAATCCCACCGGTAACGTCTAGGGCGCCACGAAGAGAGTAAAAATTTATTCGGGTAAGGTTACCGTCCGTAAACACGTCTGCGTTATCTGCCCCAGCGAAAACGCTGTAATACTTGCCTGTTTTTTGCGGGATTATTTGATACATCAACGGCTGCTTTTGCCAGGCAGCTAAAATGCATTCCTGAGTTTCTTCTGCTGGCTTTGCCGTGGTGTAAGAAGCCAGAACTTTCTGGTCCTCACGATAATTGTAAGGGTTGGCACAACCAATCAGAGCAAAAACACCCAAAGTAACGATTATCTTTTTCATGTCCCTGTCCCAAAATCTTATGTGGGCTGATAGTACCAGAAGTAATCGGACGATTGGCAGGAGCAATGCACTTTTTAAGTTTCACCGCAGTAGATCGAATCAGCCCCGTCTCCAGGGCATTTTTAGGCATCAAGTCCGTCGATGGCTTTCATGCGGTTTTGCAGCTCAGTAATGATCGCATCCTGTTTATCAATTCTCTCCATCAGCGCCAGGATGGCTTCATGGTGCAAGGCTGCTGATACTCCTGAAGTGTCAGGTGAAAGTATGTTTTTCACTACCGTGCCATCTTTCAAGGTTCTGTCTCCCGACACAAATACGCTGTCGGGAAATACAGCCTGAACGTCTTGTGCAATGAACCCAATGCCAGGGGCGGCGTTGTCCAGTCGCTCCCAGGTTACCCCTTTGATCAGCCTCATCTTGCCAAGCGGATCATCAATACGCTCTATTTTGGTTTTAATGCGCTCATCTGAGTTTGATACCCACGTTCCCGGAGCGATCGCGTTACCGGTATCAAGCGGGAAATACCAGCGCTTGGTGCCCTGCCAGTAGCTGCTTCCCGTTAACTGACCCTGAACAGGAGCCCCGGCTGCTGCGGGAGATATGGTAGCAAAACCAAAGTAGGCTCCATTCACCCCTGACGGCGCGTCATTGGGCCTACCCCACCCATCAAGAACTGCTCGTATTTCTGAAGACCACCTGCCTTGCGTATTATCTCCAAAAAGATTTTGAGACAGAACATCGCCTTTTACATTGACCAGTGATGATACATTGCCGCCTGATTTATTATTCAGCGTGCCCAGCCTTGAATCATTGCCCGCCGCCACGGTGGAGGCTGCTGTCCCGACATCCAGAACGGCTGCACCCTTTAACCCCAGGTTAGTTCTCGCAGCTGCTTTGTCGGCAACACTGTTAAGGTTGTCAGCTTTAGTCAGGACGCCTGTAGAGTCTGCCTTGCCGTTTAACGAAGAGGTAATAGAGCTCCACGCCGGTCCAGTATAAGTGCTGCCATCAGGCAAACTTACTGTAATCGTTCCTGTCCCACTAAATACCTGCTGCCAGTTGGCTTTGTCCATGTTCAAGCCGCGAATGGCCTTTGCCACATCAGCTGCCACCTGAGCTGTTATTCCTACGAGGGCGGCGTTTGGTAATGCCGTCCACGCCAGAGACGAAGTGGTTGGCCCGCCATAACCTGTAATAAGTGTCACGCTGGTAGCAGAATTCACAGACTGAACACCTAGCGTGTAAGTGACACCGCCAACCACCGCTACAATGAAGTCATTCGCTTTCAACTCTGTCGTAAAGCTTGTTCCTGAACCTGTAACAGTGGCTGAATTATTGGTTAGGGTAATAGTGCCTGCTGGCATATTTTTCTCCGGACAATAAAAAACCCGGCACAGTGGTCGGGTTTATTTGGAATGGTTTCCAGTTAGTTTGATTTGGCAAAATAAATTCGAAAATCTTACTTATTCACTTCATCAGCCAATCTGTGCATGATTTATAATCAGCACATAATCAAAAAAGGATATCTAAATGAAAAAGGTAATTACTATCATTTGTGTTGCAATGTCTTTGGTAGGTTGCGTATCTAACAACCCTCCCCTTTGCTATAACAAGGCGGTAATTTATAAACAGAAATACGATATAGCTGTATTCAAGATGGAAGAAGGAAGGTATCTTGCGGGAAACCCTTTCTACACATGGGCAGATAAATCACAGTTTGTTGACACGTCCTCGTGCGACAAGTTACACCCCTAAAGCCTGCCGGTAGTAGCTGTCATACGCATTTGTATAAATGAAACCGGGCGGTCCGCACGAGTAACTCGGAGGTAAGCCTGTATTAGATGGGTTATTGTAAAATGCGGATGCGTATATATCCCCGCCTGAGGCCTCCCAGTTACCAGAAGTGTTAATTCCTGCGCTATAACAGTTATAACGACGAGTCCCGATGTTCGGGAAGGCAGGGTCACTGGGTATAGATAACACTACAGAAACGCCCGGAGTAATTGCAACGGGCTGACCTGCGTTAGTTGTTGATCCGGTCTGCATCTGCAGTGGCAGGCAGTTGCTGTGCCACACCATGACTCCATTGTCATACATAAAGAAGCCGCCCGGGGGTACATTCACCATCATCTTTGCAAAAACGTAGATTCTCGTTGGTCCCATAGCGGATCCGAAGTTAGGACGAAATTGCAGAGCCCAGTATCCGTTCTGGTTTATCTCATACCACCAGACATGATCGAAACCCGATCCGGCAGTGCTCCTGTGAAAAGCCACCATCGACATGGTGGCTGGCACATTGGTCTGCACAATCTGGTCAAAGCCAGGGGTTAAGTCTATTACCTGCACCAAGTTAAAAGGAGTGAAATTCGGAGCCAGCTTAAACACCGGTGGATTCACGGAATAATCGTTATAAACGAAGCCTGCATAATTAAGTGTTGTGGCAGCAGTGGCCGTTACAATCAATTTTGATGCAGTGTCAACCCCGCTCCATGATACCGTCTGCCCGGATACAGATACCCCATATGTTATCTGCTGCCCTCCAGCCGAAGTACGACCGCCAATTATTGCCGCACTGAGGTTAAATCCAGCAAGGTTGTATGTTTTACTGCTTGTGCCGGATATCGTTGCCACATCCGCGATGAAGTTATAAGACATGGAGTTTACGGCATCGAACGAGGTGCCGTTAATGAAAGCCTGAAAACCTGCCATTACCTTTGAGCCCCCATTACAGCAACCAACTGGCCATTAGCGTTATACCAGGCTGCTCCACGGTAATCCAGAACGAACCGCCCTTGCCCTGCAACAGAACCATTCATCTCAAGCGTGCCGCCTTTATCTAAGCGCCACCCTATAGAACCAGCGACGTAGTTGGTGGACTGAATGTAATCGCCGATCATGGCGTTATTAATCCAGCCCTGACCGATAAATCCCTGGCTGATAAGGACCTGTCCATCCTTGATGACAAAGGGTGAATAGAGACTGTTGCCGACACCACTCATTACGACGAACTGGTTGGCATTAACCGCCACGCGAGTATCAACGCCTCCGTTGCCATTAGCCGTGGCGGCAACTGACAATCCGGCATCATAATTAACGCCGTTGTAACGGATGCCAGTTTTGAGCGTGTAAATCGCAGAAGGACTGTCAGCATCGGCATAGGCCGTTAATTTCTGCTGAATGACTGCCTGCTGCTCAGCAAATTCTGCTACGACATCTGTCTCCAGCTGAGCAACAGCGCTTTCGGCATCAGCGGCTACTTTCTGAGCCTGAAGAATTCCAGCGCGATTTTCTCCGAAGTTCGCCCACTGCTGATTAACCGAATCATAATCCGCCAGCATGTTCTGCAATAAAGCCTCTGGATCAGTGATTAGTGGGTCAAGCAGCTGCTTACCGTCAGGAGACGTCAGGAACTCTTCGACCACGCTGCCGATCAAATCATCTGCGTTTACGTTGGACATACCAGCAGAAAATGGCGTCCAGTCACCGGTATTGCCAATACGGTCCACAAGGCGAGCGCGGTACCAGCGACGAACGCCCGCGGGCATAGGGCCGTGCTGATAACTAACGCCGGGATAAGGGACGTATGCGAGGAACTGGGGGTTTTGACCATCTGCAGTGGTGGCAACTTGAATCTCGGTATAGGCCGTATCGCCTGAGCCTTCTGGAAAGCCCCAGGTGAGATCGATGTTCCACACCACATTGTCAGTAGCCATGAGGTTAACCGGCGTGCCAGGCTTCCCCGCTTTGCCGGTTAGGGAGGTGGAATCTGCATAACCCCACGGTGAGGAATCCTCGGCTGCGTTAACGGCGCGCACGCGTACGTCATAAACGCCGGTGTAGATGCCGCTGATGCTAAATCCCTGCGCGCTGGTCTGGCTAACGTTAATCCAGTCTCCCTTATCCTTGCGCCACTGAGCCACGTAGCTGATAGCGCCTTCAACTTTATCCCATGTGACCTGCATAGTGGCCACGGACAGCCCCTGCTCGATAAAGCTTGTTTCCGAGATGACAACATTCGCAGGAGCCTTGAGGACGGCCGTAGGGGTGACTGTGATCGGCGCAGGCTCAATGCGAACGCCATCATCGATATAACGATATTTGTTTGGATCGTGCTCAACACCCGTGATGGTAAACGTGTTGTCATCGTTTCTGGCGACTGAAGTCACGCGATAATACTGAATGGCCAGATTGTCGCTGTCGATCGCCCATACAGCACCGACAGCCGGCGTCATTTTGAAGGCTGTATTGACTCGCACCGTTTTTTTATCGCTGCTAATGCTGGCAATCGTACGCGTTTGCGCCGTTCCGTCAGGGAGATTCACAACCAGGCGAGCGCCAGCAGCATAGTCAATGGCCCGGTCAAGGGTGAAGCTCAGCCCGTTTACTGCGCTTATGCGTCCACCATTGTCTTTGCCGGCCCTGAAGGGATCGGCAATGCCAATAACTTCAGCCGGAACCGGAATATAACCCTCAAGGCCAGTAGCGAAGGAAACTGTACCGTCTTTGGCGTTTGACAGGATAGCCCAGCGCCCGCGGCGGTGCGCCTCACTCTGCGAAGTGCAGCCAATAGCCGTCAGTGACATTTCGTTTACGCCGTAACGCCCGACAAGGTCAGTGTCGTAAACCCCTTCCACCGTATCTGAATAGTGGTTTATTGGATCGGACCATGACACATTGCAGGAGGTATAGCGGTTTTTATAGCTACCTCCGGCGTAGGTCGGGAATCCGTCAATGATGTTGGAAGAGTGGTAAACGTAGTCAACATCCATATTGCCGTTAGCATCTACCTGCGGCACGTCAGCATTAACGAAAATCTGGTTATTACCCCAGAAGGTGATGCCACGGAAGACAGCCGCGATATCTTTGAGTACGGTATAGGCGTCCTGCTGATTCTGGATGAAAACATTACAGGTGAAGCGCGGCTCTGTGCCGCCGGCGCCATTACTTACCATCTGATCGCAATACTGGGCGATGTCGTAGAGGTCCCACTTGTCGATCATCGATGCATCGACGCGGTTGCCCATCCCGAATATTTTATCCAGCACCAGGTCGTAAAAAATCCACGCGGGGTTATTGGTATATGCCCACTTAAAATCACCCTGCCATGCCCCGGTATAAGTCCGGCTGTTGGAATCATATGTTGTTGGCACGCGTACCAGCCTGCCTTTCGGTTTGCAGGTTACTTTCGGCGCGCTGCCGTTGAACTGGCTGGCATCAACTTCGATATACAGCAGCGCGGTGTTTGGGTAGCGCAGCTTGCTGTCGATGATCTCGGCAAATGAAAACACCTTGAACGCATTGATGAGCTTGGAAGAGGAAGAATCGGCCGTAATGCGGCGCACTCTGATAGCCCATCCGGCTGATGCTTTTGGAAGGTCGATACGATGATCACGCTGATACTCTGATGTCGTTTTCCCGTTGAAGCTGCCATCAACGACCTGCACCCATGAGCCGCCATCGGTTGATAAGTCGATGGCATACTGCGTGACAGTGCCGACCATATCTCCATTGTCTTTATATGCGTACTGCAGTGGGAGACTGAGTTTAATTCGCACGGCATCGAGAGCAAGATTGGTATACTGGCGAGTCCAGGGTACAGACTGCGTAACCTCTACGCCCACAGACAGCTCGTTATCGACTTCAGGCATGCCCTGAATATAAGCCTGGTCCTGAGTACCTTTGCGCCAGTCCCAGACCACGCCGGTAAAATTATAGGTGCCGTCATCGTTCGCCAGCTTAGTGTCATTCAGGTAAATCTGCTGGGCTGTTAAATCACCCTGAATTTCACCCTCAGAGATGGCAAGCAGCATTTTCAGTTTCGCAATGGAAAGCAGATCGTCTGGCTGCTCAACTGGCGTATGTGCGCTGCCGCCGCCGCCCTTGCTGCCGCCAATAACGGTTGCCCCTTCGAGTAGTCGCATATTTCACCCACAAAAAAGCCACCCGTAGGTGGCCTGAAGTTAAGTCAGAGAGTTTTATTGCTGATCGCTGGTGAAGCTGCCGGCGCTGATGATGGCTCCCCCTATTTCCCGCTCACCGTAAAGAACAGGAACGGGCCACCCCATAGCCACAGTGTTAACCGGCGCGCCAAAAGCATAGTTAGGCTTATTATCCGTGCTCGATGACGCACCGATATTGTATTTAGGCTGGGGAGTGAGCATCTGGATAACTCCGCCAAGGACCATGCTTAATCCAAGGCTGGTCAAGGCGGTCGTTGCCATTCCTACTGCAGTAGTTGTACCCAGCGCTGCGCCGTAAGCCGCAAGACTAGCGCCGGCAGTAAAAAACGCAGCCACGATTGCCACCGCACCGATAATGACCTGTAGAGCACCGCCCCGCTTTGAGCCTTCAATAATGGGCTCCATTTCAAAATTATCGGACCCGGAAGACATATCAAACTCCTGCAGGCCGATGTTATTTTTGCCGCTAAAGAAGGCGAACCTGATGCCGTTGAGGTGAGCGTTTGATACATATTTTTTGAAGCCTGGCACCTGTGAGCACATAGCCCGAAGTAGCTCACGCAAATCGGCAACGTGAAAGCGGTGAACCTTGCCAAATTTCTTTGCCATTGCCCCCTTCAGGGTCATTGTTTTAAGCATCCATCAGCTCCTTTCTTCGAACCACGCGCACGGTTCGATTACGCCAGTATTCGCCATACGGAACGCGCGTTGAGAGGTTCCCGTAATTGTGGTGAAGAATGATGTTGTCGCCGAGATAAATGGCCGCGTGATTTGTCACGGGGGCCTGAATCTGCATCATGATCATGTCGCCTTTGCGCATGTCTGCAGCCGGCACCTGAATGAAGCCCTCAGCCTCCCAGTTATCGTCATAGCGGCTTTCTTTGCCATCGACCCACCACTCATAGTCAACCGACCAGTTATTGAGCCGAATGCCGTGTTCCTGTAGGTAATAATCCATGATGAGGGTCCAGCAATCGGCAAAGCCGAGCACCCAGCGGCGCCCGACCAGTTCACGGTCAACGCGCGGTGAAAAGGTACAGAAGTCCCCGTCCGGCCATGACATGATCCCCCACTCAATGCCAGAGTGGTCGCACATAACCCGGTCTCTTTCCGATGGAATAAGCTGAGGCACATCCGGGTGCGAATGGATAACCATCAGCACTTCACCCTGCTTTTCAGCGGCGCGCCTGTCTTCAGGTGAAAGGGTAAAGTGCTCGGTCGGCTCGTCGTGGATATTTCTACACGGAACATATATTTGCGCCCTGCCAGCCTGAATAACGAGCCCGCAGGCTTCTTTCGGGTACTCTGCAGCAACGTGCTCACGTATGGCTTCCAGAATCTTTTTACGCATGGTTATTTCCCCTGAAGGTTGGCCGCAGGGAACCCGCCGAATGACAGCGGCTGATCTTCGCCAAAGCGCAGCTTGCAGTCCCCGAGGCGACCGCCACATACATCAAGCGCCGGATTGTCTGTAGGCGTGCCGTCTTTGAGGAAATAACGGTTGCCGTTGTAGTCGCAGCCTGTACCGGTTCGATACCAGCCACGCATGCACCAGGTGCAGACGGGTGTTATCTGTCGAGAGGGCAGCTGCAGGCTTTGAATGTCGAACGGCGAGCACAGTTCAAAATCCACCTGGACGCGCGTTTCTGCCGTTTTTGCGTTGACATAGAAAAGCTGAACCCGATCTTCCTGCGGGTTAGCGTTCGGGTTGCCTGCCGTCCAGTTGGCCGCGTCGAGATATTTAGCCAGCGTGGTATGAATCCTTACCTTCGCCTTCACCATGTCCTGATACTGCAGGCAAAGCGCAGTAACGTAATTGCCAACGTTACCCACTGAAAGCTTTGGTGTAGGCTGTGAGCCTGAGCTACTCATTTCTAGCCCTGTCAGCTCGTAGGGATGCGGATCGTATTCGTTGCCCTGCCAGATAATGGATGGCAAATTATCCGCGGCGAATGATGCCCACCCTTCGGTAGGCAGGTTGTATGCATGAAAACGGAGGATGGTATCAAGGCCGAACTCTGTCCCGTCGATTTCTATAAGCTGCACCAGCTGGCCCGGTTCCAGCGCCTGAACATCCTGAGTAAAGCTCATATTTCACCCATAAAAAAAGGCGCCGTAGCGCCTGTTGGTTCGTGATATGTCACGGAGCGAATGCCTGTTCGAAAGTGAAAGAAATCTCCACGAAGTCGCCATTGACAAACTTAGGGTTTATCGAGTCCGACTTCACTCGATACAGTTTTTTTTCACCCCACGGGTTAGTCCACCAGAAAGAAGTGGTCACATGGCTTTTGAGAAATGCTCTCACAGGTGCCATAGCAGCCAGCCTTCCGTTACACGCGAGCGACCAGCTTTCTGATGCTTCGTTGATGCCCTTACCAGCGATCTGTTTATATCCGTCGCCAAACTGGGCCTGAATCGTAGCAACGTTCAGCTGCTCACTGGCTTCCGTTCTGGCGCACCAGGTGAATGTATCTATAGCCATTTTTCACCGTCACTTTATGTGCGATACAGGACGCCGCCGGGAGACATCTCTTTCCTCAGGCGCTCTGTGATTGTGGTTTGAACAATAGATTTAATCTGATTTGCCGCGTTTGCGGTGCCAGCAGAAGAAACGTCACCTGAACCATTCCCCTGAACGATGCTAACCGGCGCATCAACCTGAATGATCGTGCTGCCACTCCCGCTAGCACGGTTGACACCAGAGGCATAAGCGCGCTGGCCGGGCATTTCACCGACGTAGCCACCGCTGGCATAACCGCGCATCATGTCATAAAGGTTGGCGACACCAATTCGCTGCGTTGCCTCTTTGGTGAAAACAAACTCCCCTTTGTGCACGATGCCTGCAGGATCATGTTTACCACCCGGGCCTGTATATCCGCCGTCGTCATATGCGGCATAGCTCGTTGACATCCCCATTGCCCCAGTCGAGCCACCAGCCGCTCCGGTAGCTGCACCACCAACACTGCTGACTACTGACCCGAGGATGCTGCCAAAAGACGAGCTGGCACTACCCATCGCGTTAACCACGGCCATCTGCAGCGCGACTTTAGCAATCGTCTGTAATACTGACAGGCCCCAGCTTTTCCAGTCCGCCTTGCTGCCAACCAGCATAGCAGACATATTGTCCATTGCGCTGTCGAGCGTAGAGGTAATGCCAGAGGATACGGTACCGGAGATATTGCTGGCGCTTTCGAGCCAGTTCTCATAACCGCGGGAGGCGCCGCTCAGCCAGTTTGACTCTGAAGCCGCGATAGCCTGGTATTTCTTATCGAGATCATCAAGTGCCTGTTGGCGGGCAGCAATGGCGGCGGAGCCTTTGTCTGTCTTGTCGAATACGCGTTCAATTTGCTGCTGATCGTCATACCGGCTGCGCTGGCGATCGCTCATGCCTGCCGTGTCGGTAGTCTGTGCAGCATCATCCCGATATTTGCGGGCAGCGTCGGAAAGATCTTTAAGCGCATCAACCTGCTCACGCTGTTTCTTCACGTTTGCGTCAGCAAGCTGAGTCCATTTTTCCAGCTCAGTTGAGTTATCACGGATTGCCTTGCGCTGTTCTTCGGTCCACTTCGTGCCGGCTTGATGGGAGGCAGCATAAAGTTCAGCTGCTTTTTCTCCGTCAGTGGCCCTGACTTTCTGGACCTCAATCGCAACGCTCAGATCTGCAATTTTTCGTGCGTAGTTCTCTGCCTGAGTGGCCGCTTCACGCTCTGCTTTGTTTTGCGCATTAGTGGCTGCTGTTCCGGCTTTCTTGGCTTTTGCAGCTTCATCATCCTTTTTAGCAGCCTGATCCTTGTTGTAAACGTACTGCGTATAAAGCGCGCCGGTCAGTTTCAGGTCGTCGGCTTCATACTGGTGCTGACGATGAAGCTTTTGCAGACCGTCGAGGCTGGCAAGCTCGTTATCGCGTCGGGCCTTCTCGAGCGCAGTTTGCTGCTGAGGTGTCGCGCTGGCGAGATTTACTACCGGGCCTGCATACTGGGGCGGCTTAGCGCCGGCAGTCGCTGACATCGAGCGGTTAAGAAGGTCATAGGCACCTCGCAGTATGGCAACGGCACCAGCCTGCTCTACCGCTTTCTGAGCTGCCAGATCGCTTGCATCGTTAACCAGCTTTTGAGTGCTGGCAACTTTAGCCGCGACCTGCTCGCGCTGATATTCCAGTTTGTTGAGCTTGTCGGTCAGCTCCACGTTCTTGGCCGTAATGTCGGCCTGATCCATAAACGTGTTGATATAGGTGAGCGTTGGATGCTTGTTGTAATCCTGTTGAATCTGGTCGAGACCAGCAAGGCTGTCCTTCACCTTCAGAATCTGTGTATCGAGGTCGCTGAGGTCCTGCTTCTGAGCCTGCAATGATGTACGCGCATCTGCAGCGGTGGATTTAAGCCCCAGCACAGACATCTGCTTGAGCTTGCCGTTGATCTCATCAAGGTTATTGGAAAAACCTACGGCCTCTTTATGAACCTGTTGCGTGTGCTCATAAAGGCCGTACATTGCCGCGCCGGCACCGATGATTACGCCCGGCCAGCCGCCCAGTATACCCAGTACGCCGCTCCCCAGCCGGGACATTACTGAAGCTGTATTGGTAAGGTTATTTACCGCTGATGAGCGGCCAGCAATCGCGCTGTTAAGGCTCGTTTGTGCTGCAGCAAGGTTTCTCTCTGCAACAATTTGCGCCTCAATAGATACCGCAGCGGCCTTTGCCTGCTGAGCGCGATAAAGCGTCTGACGGGCAGCGGCAACGCTTACCTGTGCACCGCGTACCTGCGCCTGAGCGAGTGCCACCTCTGCAGCGGTGTTACTGACCACTACGGCCGTAGACTGAGCGACATTGCCAACCATATTGCCGAAATATCGGGCGAGTCCAATCCCAACCAGAAGCCCGGCAGTATTAGCAACTGAATCGATATTGTTCGCCAGGCCGTCAAGTACGCCGGAAAGAGAGGATGATGCACCAACAGCATCGTTGGCGCCGCCGACCCACGCTAGAAATGCGTTCTGTACTTTCTGCGCCGATCCGCTGATGGAAGCAGGCAGGCTTTCAAACTCTTTTCGCAGCACCTCGACATTAGTCAGCAGCGGCACGATCTTGTCAGTCGTCAGCTGGCCGTTATTCGCCATGTTGCGAAGGCCGCCAACCGATACCCCCAGCCCATCAGCCAGCAGTTTAGCCAGGCGCCCGCCGTTTTCCATGATGGCGTTGAACTCTTCGCCACGCAGAACGCCGGAGCCTAATGCCTGGCTAAGCTGGGTAATCACTGAGCTGGCTTCTTCCGTACTGGCTCCAGACAGCTTGAGCGATGTGGCTACCGTCTCCGTTACCTTTGCCACATCTGATGATGCATAGCCGGCAGCGCGAAGCGACTGTGCGATACGGCTGTATAAATTGCTGTTAGCCTCAAGAGACGTGCCGGTACGCTGGCTTATTTCCATCAGCGTGCGCTGGGAGGTGGCAAAGTCTTCAGTGGATGTGGAAGCCAGTCGCAGGCGCCCGTTCATCTGGTTCCAGGTGTCAGCAAATTCAATCAGCTGATGGGTAGCGAAAGCACCCGCCCATGCGCCTGCCAGACCCGCTGCGGAGGACTTAACTGTTGCCAGTTCAGAGTTAAGCTCAGACAGCGATCGCTGAGTTTCACGGGTGGCCGCCGCCGCCTTTTTGCCACCCTGCTCCATTGTTTTGTAGTAATCCGCGCCCATGCGAGAGGCGCGGGAAATCTCAGACTGAAAAGAGCTGGAATTGGCGGAAATCTTTATGATTAGTTCGCGCAGCGTAGCCATACATCACCCATATAAAACCCGCCGGCGCGGGAAATTAAAGACCACTCATCCATTCTTCAAGGCCGCTGATTTCAACCTCGTCGTCTTTTTCTCCCCACTGAAGCTGCAGCTCGCTGATAGTGGCTTTTCCACCTTGCGAATTCAGTACGGCAGCAGAAATCTGCGCGGCCTGAATATCACCACGCCAGTCGCCAATCGGGCTAAACCGGTCATAGGCGATCCACATTTTCAGCTCGCTTGCTGTGAGAGACTGGCGGAGTTCATGAAGCGTGCGCCCCAGACGGAGCGCCAGAGACATCAGGAAGAAAGTCAGCGGCTCTTTTACTTTGCCTCTGCGGCTTCCTGAGACATACCCAGATTGAGAGCCTGAGAAAGCAGACGGGAGTGAACCGGTCCGTAAATTTCAGACACTGTGGCTTCGTCTTGGTCGCTAAAGACGCGATTGCCGTCTTCATCCAGCAGCACGTCCATAAACATCACCACGTCAGCCTTTTTGTTGCGGAGGTACGTTTCCTGCTGGGTCAGTTTGGGCGCTTCTTCGCCTTCCGGCAGATCAGGGGTCATGATTTCACGGAAACGCAGCCAGGCTTCACCCGAAGGCTCACGAAGCATGACTTTTGCGCCATTCCATTCGGGAACGGCGATTACTTTAGAGCGAAATCCGGACGATGGAGCAAGCGCCAGATCGCGAAGTGAAGCCGGTAATGTTTTGGTTTGTTCTGCTTTGGACATTTCATGATCTCGAGGTCTGAAGGTGGAATAACAGAGCCACTGTCAGTGGCTCACAAAGAAAACCGCTTACGAACCTGACGCAACGATACGTTTAGGCTTGCCGCGAACGCGCAGCGAGTAAGTCGCGCTTACTACAGATGACGTGGTCGCGCCCCACGAACTCTGGCGAACCTCTACCAGCACGTAGTAGCCGTTACCCGACGGGAAAAGCACGCGCAAAGCGCGCAGCTCATCGTTGTCATAAGCCGTCTGCAATGCCATCTGTGCTTCTTCATCGCCTACCCAGTTACGACTGATGCTCATCTCCGCTGGAGCCGCAAGGCCGTTGGTCTGTTCCTGCTCGGTAGAGCAAAGCGTGGTGACGTCAATGTCGCCCTTTTGACCGCCGGTATAGGTGATCTCTTTCGTTGCACAGGCCGCCTCAAGCCATTTAACACTGGCTGTCGGGAAACCTGCCGCCTCAAATTCTTCAGCGGTTACCGGCGCATCAGAGACGGCGAACGTCATCCCCTTCGTTACTTCATATTTACTGGTCATGTTTTCTCCAGACGAAAAAAAACCGCCTTGTGGCGGTGGTGATATTGATGAGGGAAGCGATTACTGCTGGCTCTGAATTTCCAGCGTAGCCCGGAACAGGCCGGTATCGGATTCGTAGCCGTTCGTTTTGTTCATTTGGGTGAACTTCAGCGGCGACAATGCTTCGCTGGCTTGCTCTCTGATGGATCGTGCCTCATCCGGGGTCGATGCATATACGTCAACCTGCAGCGTGCCACTCTCCTCTGCCGGACCACACAACGTATCTCCGAACACCTCGCTCACTACAGTGAATACCAGCCAGGGAGGCGAAACAGACGGCGCCCCCTGCGGATTTAACGGCACCACATAGGGGTAAACCTGCCCACCAGATAATTCACTGAGAAGAGCGTAAATTTGCGATTCCGTCATTTTGACAGCGCCTCATCAATAGCCTGATTGGCCCGGGCAAAAGCGGCATTTGCAGCCTCTTCCTGTCTGGCATCATAAGCCGGCCGCACAAAAGGTATCGCCGGCATGTTCGATGTGCCTAACTCTACAAAGCGCCAGTAAAAGGCGTTGCGTGAGTCTTTCGTTTTCAGCTTACTGTCGCTGTTGCCGGTGCGCGGATTCGTGCCTCGAATGTGAACGCCAGAGGAAATGTCACCGTTACGCGTCCGCTGGGTCATCACAACGATATTCTTCTTCAGCTTGCCCGTTCTCTCTGGGGCGCGCTTAATCACTTCGTCCTGAAAAACCGTGGCAGCCGCCCGGGTTGCATCACGCATTACCTTCCGATTTTCGGCCTTACTGAGCGCATTTAGGTCATCGCTCAGATCCATAAGGCCGGAAAAGTCCAGTTTGGTATCAATCACGTCTTTACCCCCTGCTTACAGAGAATTTCAAGGCGTGTCCCATTACTGTTAGGGACTGGAGTGCCGGAAACGTCCAGAACCATTCCCTTCAGCGGGCCACTGGTGCAGATGAGGCGTGATCCAGCGGTAATGTCCGAACGGAATCGCACCCAGACACGAATAGTGGCTTCAGCCTTTTCAGCGCCGGAAGTCATCAACTCTCGCCCACTGATTGCCTTCACTTCTGCCGGACAGCCCGTAGCCGTATCGTGCCATTCATTCTTCGGCTGGCCTGAAGGCGTTCTGACCTGAGTTGAATTCTGAATTGTCACACGATGGCGAAAACGTCCGGGTTCCATCAGCTGCCGCCCTCCAGAATATCGTCGGTTTTGCCACGCCAGTTACGGTGAATGAACATCATGCGTTCCGCTGCAGCGTTTTCATAAAGCTGGACTTCACTCTGCGCGGTTCGATGCTCAAACATATCGGCAAAAACCAACAGTATTGCCCCTTTCACTGCGGCCGGAATGTCCGAAGGAAGTTTCCAGGCCGGTTCATCGCACCAGCGGAAGCAGTAATCAAATGCAGCCTGAGCGTAGAGGGTGATCAGCTCGTCGCGGTCATTTTCTTCAAACTCAATTTGCTGCTTCAGCAGTTTCAGGCTTACTACATCCAGAACATCAATCGCCATGCGTTATAAGGGCGGGTTTCCCCGCCCTCCCTCATCAGGAGCCAGAAGCAAAGGTGCCCTTGATGATCGCTGTCGGGCGGTAATGCGCCAGCGCCAGACGCTCTTCACACAGGATGGTCAGCATGTTTTTCACGAAGTTATCTCGGTCTTCACGGCTGACTTCCACAGTGGCATCCATGCGGTCCCACACCTGAGACGCCATATCGAAGCCGCCCACGGTGAAGGTGCCGGCCGCCTGCGCCTTAGTCGGCACAACCGGAAGGCCCCACATGATGTTGCTTGTGAAAGCCTGCGGACCGCCGAAGATATAACGACCTTCGCCATCTTTCAGCAGCGCGATGTTGTGCCAGTCGCGCGGGTTCAGCACGATGCCTGACGCGCTAAACTCAGACTCAGTCACCTGATAGATAGCGTGCGCAATGATATCGGCGCGGGTGTCGCCGGTAGCATTCAGCGAGGTGTCATAGGCGGTCGCCACTTTGTTCAGGCCTTCCAAGTTATCGCCGGAGCCGTCACCGTTCAGCAGCTGGCCTTCCTCTTTCAGCGCCAGACCGTACATCAGTCGGTTGTTGACGTAAGACTGCAGCATCGGCGCATCGTCCATAACCTGACGTGAAGCCTGCACCCAGTGTGCGATAGTTTTCACGTTAGCAGTCTGTTTGCTGAAGGTGATATCAGATTCAGGCTTCAGAGCCTTCTCCGCCACAATGTCGGCGTTATTGGTGAACACTTCTTCACGCACGTATTCCAGCGAGTTGCTGGAGATGCGACCCTGAGCCAGCAGGTCGCGAATGGTCAGACGACGCAGGCCCGGCATTACGATACCCGGCACCTGCATAGGCTGGATCAGGCTGCCAGCAGAGGCGGCATCGCTACCCAGCGATTTATTGAAGGTTTTGGCGTCAAAGCTACCCTTGCTGCCGTTCCATGACTTCTGCAGCTCTTCAGCGGCGCGCTCGGCGAAGGATTTCTTCTCCCCCGGGTTTTCTGCGCCTGATGCGAACTTCTGCTCCAGGTCAAACAGGCGAGTACCAGATTTGGTCAGCTCTTCCTGTACTTTTGCCAGATCGTTCTGCAGCTGCTTGGACACCTGACCGGTGCTTTCAATTTCCTGCTTCTGCGCATCGAACAGCTGAGACATTTTCTGCTGTGATTCTTCGATGGCTTTCTGAATTTGCGCGAGTTCGGACATGATTATTTTCCTAAATTTGAAGGGAAAGATTTGATGCTCTGAAGTAGAGCGTTAATTTGTGCTTCGTTTTCGTCGCCCCCGGACTCGCTCCGAATCGCTGACTTAAACCGGGCTATTAGCCCAACTGCCTGTGATTTGGTGAGCCCGACTGAATCCCTCAGCCAGTTCTCCACGTCACGAATAGTTTCGATACCGTCAACGCTCTTCATCGCTGACACGCCAGCAAGCTCGTTGGCCGGGAAGGTGCACACGCTGATTTCACGCAGCGCAGCAATGTTTTTGAAGATGCGGCCACTGGTGCCCATCGAGTAATCGTCTTTGCTGACAGAGAAGCCAACCGACATCCCCTCAACGGTGCCATGCTGCATTGCGGCTTTCAGGTCTGATGCGCCACTGTGACCCGGCGTAAGCTGACCGCGGACATAAAGCCCTTTGTCGTCTTCAGCCAGACTGTCCCATTTGCCAACGGGCAACTCCCACGTTTTGTGGTTGAAGAACATCGCCACCTTTCGGCTCTGACTGGTCAGCGCGTTTTTGAATGCGCCGGGAAGAATAATGTCGCCGTCAGAATCGGTGTTGTTGAAGACAGAGGCGTAACCCTCGAAAATCCCCTGCTTACCGTCGCCGGTAAACTTGATTTCCGTCTCATCAAACGACAGCGTTTTTACGATCTCAGGCATCACGGCCCCCATAAAAATTAAGCCCCGGCATTGCGGGGCTCTTTGTTGGTTCCTAACTCGGTGATTGGCACGTATTGCGCCTGTCGCATCGCCACATCTCCACCAGGCAGAGGCGGCATGTTGTCGGTGCGTCGCATTTCGTTGATCGTTCGAAGTCCCGCTTCTCCCATCGCTTTCATAAAAGCAGCGCGGGAAGCAGAATCGCCGCGAAGCAGCCCATCAAGGTTGTGCTCTGCGTGGTATCGACCGACATCAGCCGGCGGGATCAGCCAGCGCTGAATACTGTTTTCCCAGCGCGATATGTAAGGTTGTAGCGTGTACTGAAGAAAGCCGAGGTTTTGCTGCTCAATGCCTGTTCCCCAGCTCGTAGACTTCTCAACATCACCTACCAGGTGAGGCGGAACGCCAAAAAATCGCGCAAGCTCACTGACCTGAAACTTTCGAGACGCCATCATCTCAGCGTCCTGCGGCGTCACGCCGATTGCCGAAGTTGAAAAGCCGGCCTCCAGAATCCAGAGCCTCTTTTTGACCGGTCCGCCGGCGATTTCCTTGAAATTCTCTTCGACCTGCGAGCGCTGAGCTTCTGTCAGCACTTTTTCGCCAGTAGAGAGAATCTGGGGTGATTTGGCGCCGTTCGCGAAGAAGTCACGCTGCTGATCTTCCATTGCCACCGCTACCCCAGCCGATTTGCAGGCAAAAGCGATGGGTGATAGCCCCACAAGACCGGTAAAGCCGAAGCCTTTCAGGTGAAAAATGTCTTTCTGTGCAAAGTCTGCATAGCTGCCATCGCGTGAATAGCGATAAACGAGCTTTTTACCGTCCATTCGCACATCCATATTGGCGGACTGCAGCGGCAGAAGGCTAATCACGTCGCCGGCACCATTTCGCTCTACCAGTGCATAGGCGTTCCCGTAGAAACACAGCTGCATCGTCATAGCCTCCCGGAATTCCTGGGCGGTCATGTACTGGTTAGGAGAGAAACGAAGCAATCGTGCCAGCGGGTTATCCATACCAACCTTGCTGCGGTTATCCTCTTTGTCAGTTTCAAAAACATCGAGCGGAAGGCATGCGGTAAGCGTTGAAATCAGGCTCACACAGCGCCACACAGTAGAAATCTGGAGGATACGCTCGTCATTTACGGATGAATCGCCGAGGTGGCCGTGTGCCGAAACCGGACCAGACTGCGATCCCTGATTGGGGGTAACTAACCGCCCGCCTACAAACCACGACTGCAGGCGCGCCCACATCCCGTTATTGGTTCGCAGGTCAATCGAATATTTTGGTTCTTCCATCACATGCTCAGCGGTCTGAAAATGAAGTCTTCAAAGTCACCACCTTGCTCAGTGACCTCCCCATTAGCCGCGCCGACGGACATAGTCATCGCGACCATGCCATCAATGCGGCCTGTTGCTTTGGATTTGTCGAGTTTCCGGTTGCCGGCGGCGTCTTTCACGACCACGGCGTTAACGGCGCACATCGTTAGCACCGGATGCATGCCGTGCCTGACGCGTCCATTCAGCATCAGTGACTCCAGCGTATCGACAGCAGGCCCCATGTCTTTGAAGCCCTGCCCGAACTCCACCAGCGGCAGCGAAAGGCCGATCGCGTCAGCGTCTTTCCTGAACTGGTCGATTCGCCACCGGTCAAACGCCATAGAGGTAATGTCGAAATCACCAATAATTTCGGCGATATCGTTCACCACAAAGGCGTAATCCACCGATGCGCCAGGCGTGGTGCGCAGGAGACCTTCTCTAACCCACACGTCATAAGGCGCTCGGTCAGTTCTGGTGCGCTCTTCGAGCGTTTTTTCCGGCGTCCAGAAGAAAGGGAAGACATCCCATACGCCATCATCAGCTTCTCCAGCGATTACCAGCGCCGTTAAGTCATTTCGGGCTGACAGGTCGAGGCCTGCATACCATTTGCGCGGCGTGTTCAGCGGCTCATCGCCGCAGGATTCCCACACGCTGCGGGAAATGAACGGTGACACCGTCGAAACGCGCTGGTTAAGGTTCAGGTTGCGGAAGGTGTTTTCAAAGCTGGGCATGCGGCCGGCCTTTTCAGCCTGGCGGGCCATATCTTTTTCTGACCTGAACGTTCCTAGCGCCGGATTTGCCGCCAGCCAGCTTTCACGCTTGCTGATATCAGCCTCTTTTGGCACTTCATATAAGTGGCAAACGATGTGCGGGTCTTTAGATTTCACCGCGTCATCAATCCAGATACTCAGGAGGTCAGCGTCATTTGCAGCCTGTGTGCTGATGACAATCAGCAGCGGGTTTTCATGGGCACCCTGCGCAGTAGTGATCGCATCAATAAAGTCATCCTGCGGTCCGCGCACCTGCCCGGTTTCATCCAGGATCGCCAGAATAGGTGACAGACCGTGAGTTGTTTTCCCTTCCGCAGACAACGCCTTATATTCAACATTGCAGGGAAGACCAATCAGCTTTTTACCGCTCGGCGTAATGTGCACGATTTCCTGAAGCTGAGGGTTCAGGTTGACCATCTTAACCGCGAGGTTGAAGACAATAGCCGCCTGCTCCCGACTTAGTGCGCCACTAACGATCTGTGTGTTCTGAACTGCTTCCGGACCTACCAGGTGGGCCAGCAGAATGCCAGCAATCAGGCCGGTTTTACCGTTCTTACGGGCGATACTCAGGATCGCCATGTCGGTTCCAGCGGGATTGTCATAAACCGCCAGAATGAAATCTTTCTGAAATGGGTCCAGCCGCATGGGCTGACCGATAAGCTTGCCTTCCGGCACTATGCAAAAGCGTTCGATGAACGCTATTACACGCTCACCTCGCGTCATAGATTCTTATCCGTGTTTGGGGAAGGCGATCAGGTTGTCTTCTTCTGACTGGTGCTGCTTAGCAACGTCTCGGGCAGCCTTGTCGTTCTGGTTGCGCTTCTTCTGATCACGCGTCTCACCGTTGGTGGCGTGAGAATGAATTTGCAGGTCACGACGCTGTGCCAGAATGGTGCGCTGAAGCTCAGGCACCTGCTTTCTCAGATCTTTAATAAGAGCTTCGTTGCGTTCCTCGCCCAATATCTTTTCCTGCTTTCTTAGTTCTTTGCGCAGGGCAATGACATAGAGCTGATTGTTCGCCAGCTCGGCCGCAGCCAGCAGGTCAGCAGGCGTCCAGCTGTCGAGAGCTTTGGATCGGATGTTGTCATGCCAGAACGGTTCGGCACCTGCTTCAAGCCCTGCATAATCCGGGGGCTGAATGGTGTCCTCGGCTGCGTTTTTCATGGCCTGAATTGCCGCCGTAGAACTGTCTGAGCGGGTTCGTCTGTCTGCCATATGTCAATGCCTAAAGTTGAAAAAATCGGGTTAGCGTTAAAATAAAACTTTGGCGGCGGTCATTTGGGGCAAAGGGATTGAAGATTTACCCTCCCCCCTCGCCTTGATGAGACTGGTTCTCATTTGGTGATAGTTGCAAATGAAATGATTTCACTTGGTTACATGCTCAAGGTCATCACATTGAAGCTCTGCGCCAATCAAACCAAGAGCAACCGTTGCCTCTCCATCCGGGTAGCTTGCCAGTACCTCACGAATGGCCTGACTTGCTTTCTTCACTTTCTCCTGGCTCTCTTCAGGCAATGAAGCAATGAGCCCTTTGAACATCAGGATTGTCTGTTGGTCTTGTGTCATTACTTACTCCAGTGAGACGCCGGATCGAGCGGGTAGCCGTTAGCATCACAGCCGATGACTGTGCCGCTCTTCTCCATTCTCTGCTTGGTTGAATCGTGATGCGCTTTGCACAGTGGTTGCCAGTTCTCTTTACTCCAGAACAGGTGCTGTGCTTTCGATATCGCCAGCGGGTTGCCTGACTTAAGCGCGTCTTTAAGTTTGTGCGGTTCGATGTGGTCAACGACTGTGGCCGCCGTGATTCGTCCCTGCTGCTCGCACATCGTGCATAGTGGATGCTGCTGTAGGAATCGCAATCTCGCTTTATCCCACCGGCTTCCATAGATTCGTGGCTCTTTCATGGTCGAGAGATGATTGGTGCGAGTAGATTGAGATGCTTTGTCAGCAGCGTGATTTGACCCGTTGCCGCGGCTCTCTTTGTAAGATCAAGTGCAATCACACTGGCACGCTCACGGCAAAGGCCCGCATACTGATACTTATTCGGTTCGTTAAGTGCTTTCATCATTTCACCTATTGGGCTAATCGCCATGCTCTGCGCCTTTCGGTCCTAGGCTCATTGTCCGGATGTCGCTCTACTGTCGGTTGGTCTGCGTGGTCAACGAGTGAATAGCATGGGTAAACGATGGCGCATCCATAAGCGTCACCTACCGCATAATCAGCTGCCTTTGTGTTGTCCCACGATTCCAGCATGTGCTTAATGCTGGATGGTGGCGGGCTGTAGCATACGCCGTGAATCAGGCTACCCAGCATCAGATGGTCTTTGTTGTATCTGTCAGCGTCCACCAACTCCAGTGCTATTGCCTGCTGATATTGTGGCGGGCGACCAGTTCCCAGATAGAAGCTGATCAACGCATCAGGGAATCGCTCCACCCATTCGGCTACTTTTTCTTTGAAGCGAGGCACCGGCAGTGCGTCATCTTCGAGTATCACTACCCGGCAATTCTGCTGGCTGGCCCATTCGAGAGCACGCCGGTGATTCCAGTTCGCGCCATGCTGATCCTCATCAATCAGCAGGTGGGCACGCAGCGACCACGCCAGTTGTTCTGCCTGATGCCTGCGTGAGTAATGCCCTACAACCACAAAACTTATTTGTGCTTCCACCAGGCGAACTCCTTACCGATGCCTTCTGATTTAAACACTGTGTGCACATGGGGGCCGGTGACCAGCCTGTCACGGTAGCGATAAGCCACAATGCCAAAGGCAATCATGTCACCAACAGCCGCGGCTGAACCTTCTTTATTCCAGAAGCGCAGAGACTCGATGTGGTAATAAAGCCGCACAATGCCATGCGCTATCGCCATCACATCAGCGCGACTGCCACCAAGCAGGCCTGCATTCAGCATCACATCATTCTGATGGTCAGCGACAAATGCCCGATGGATAGCTTCAGGGTGACTCTGTGTGGACCACGGGTCCGCATATGTCTTCGGTTCAGAGCCAACGTAAATCTTGCCATCTTCCATCCCTTCCCACGGTTCGCGCAGCATCTCTACGTCAGTGCCATCGGTGCACCAGACGAGGTGATATTCAGGATGATCACGAAGATGCTGCCAGATATGCAGCCAGCGACGGAAGTAGACATTCATCTTCACGTCAGGAACGGCCACCAGCGATGCGCCTGCCGGTGCGGTAGTCAGTTCATCGGCAAGTACAACAGCATCACCGCCCTTTAACGATGCTGCCCAGTTAGCCAGCAGTTCAGGCGATGCCGTCAGCTTAGTTCCGCGTTGCGGATCGGGCTGGCTGGTCAGTAGAGTGGTGATCACCACATTGCGCTGTTGTCGGTATTCGGCATAGCCGGCATAACCTTCATCCCGGCGCCGGTTATGAATGGTGACGTTGCGCTTCACCTGCGCTTCACGATCAGGTTTAGGCACCGAACGCTCAACTGCCTGATGCTCGTCGAGCGAATAAATCAGCTTGTCCGAGCCCGCAACGTCAGCAAAGGCCCAGCTGGTTAATCCGCTGTTGTGAATCCGTAGTGCCAGGTCTGAATGCTCGTACATGCCGCGCTGATAGATGGGGTCAAAGCCGCCAACCTTTTCAATTGCGCTGCGGTGGTAATAGAGCATCACGCCACGCTGCCCGGTGAATGCGATATGTTTATCGTCCCGGTACAGCACAGCTATGTCGTTAAGCTTCTGTCCGGTAGCGAAGTCCTGAAACTGATAAGCCAGATGCGGTTCGGGCGATTTGATGTATGGTCGTTCCCAGCCACCGGCGATGGGCCATGCGTCATCGTCCCAAAGGAATAAATGCTCGCATCCAGCATCAATCAGCGCCTCGAGGCTGGCGTTCTTCGCCGCTACTATGCCGCGTGACGTTTCAAAGCGAATCAGATTCACACCTTCAGGCACTGCAACCGGCTTTGCTGACCCGTCATCAATAACCACCAGCAGCGCGCCGGCCGGCAGAAACTTCATCTGGTGATCCAGCGCGCGGGATAAAACTTCGTGGCGGTTGTGGGTAGAAATAGCGATGCCGATATTTGAGGCGCGGTTGCTTACCGGCGCGTATTGCACGCCATTGATGACAACGTCCATATTCACCCCAATAAAAAACCTCCCGAAGGAGGTTATCGTTTGTGAAGCAAGCCGCCTGGCTGCAACTCTTTATTCAGTCGCTGGCGAACCTGCTCGCTGATGATTTTTGTCAGGCGATCGGCACTTTCTTCACCACTCGCTACGTCAGCAAACTCTGCCGATACTTTCAGCTCTTTCAAGTCAGGTCGATTGTGCACTGCGACGATGTCATCAAATGAGGCGTTAATATCGACTTCACGGCTAAAGGGCTGTGTAGCTTTACCTGAAAATACTTCGCTGTGGATGCATTTACCGCTTTGGATAATATCAACCCGTACTTCAGCGCCAGCGAGAATTCCATCTTTCCACTCATGAAGACCAGCGATGTTGATGCGAACCTTACGCTTTGGCATCGGAAAGCCGCCGAACGGCAGAGGATGGTCATCACCGAAACGGGCTTTGCAATCAGCAAGGGTTACAGGAGCATGCTCATCTTTATCCCTGCTTTCCCCAGCATTCACTCCAACCCGCATGCGCACGTCATGGCTGTTATTCCCTGCGCAGTATTTAATTTCACCATTATTGCAGTGGAAGGAGCCAACCTGCGATTGCTTGTAAGGCCCAATAAGAGCCTCGTTAATAAACGCCTGTCCACCGATAATTTTAAAAGTGTTGCACAGCATAGTGGCTGCATCACCTGATGATTTTATGCTCAGTTGAGCCGGCCTTGAGCGTTTGCCGTTTCCGTCGTGCAGAGTTACCGTCAGGCTGATGTCTTTACCAGCCGGAACGCCTGTTACCTTATAGGCGCAATCGGGAAACTCGGCTTTGCCAGCCTGATAGGTAGGGTCGTCACCATCGCTGTATTCAGCGCGGATCACCGCATACCATGAAATTTCGGCTTCTTTCGGCCATTTCCATTCGACCTTGGCTCCCCACGGAGTTGGAACGGCAGATACATTGATCGCAGATGGAAGCGAGCGGCGGTCAGTGATCGTCAGTTTGTCAGGGAGGTTATCGACGATTCCCATTTTCAGGGTCGGGATGCCGTCCAGGGTGTAACTTGCTTCACCGCTGCTTGTCGATAGGCGATAGCCATCATCACAAATCGCAATATGCAAAGGGCCGTTTTTATTGCTCATCAGAGTTTCCTGCTGGCTGGATGTGTTTATCCCTCGGCAATGGCGAGACCACCAGCCGATGATTCATTGTGTTTATGCTGAAAGTTGAACTCGTTAAGCTCAGATTTCAGAACAAAATAAAACCGCCCGTAGGCGGTCTGTATTAATCGCTACCGCAACTGCCACCGCTATCTGACGAACTGCCAGAGTCGTAGCCGCCACTGCATGAATCAGAGCTGCTTGAGCTGCTGTAGTCGTTACCCACGTAAATCGGGCTGATGGGGTTAAGCGGGTTCATCAGGTCGCTGCCTGCGCCAGTTGTGCCAGTCATGCGACGGCGGTGTTCTTCATCACGGCGGCGGCGACTTTCCGCGCGGCGACGTAATTCTGCATCAGATAAATGGCTCATGGCTTTTTCTCTCTGTAGTGCCGGGGTCGCAACGCTTCACAGCGTGGCTAACCGTTATCCCTTGTCGGAGGATTCAATCGGCTTAACATGCGTAAACATGAAGCCGTCATAGGGCATCGGAAGGTTGCACACCATCCAGTTAACGAGGTCAAAGAACCATTCCGGCACGCCATTAGCTGCGCACACTTCAGGCTCATCTGATTCTATATGTCGGATATAGACCGGGACGATGTTGGCGAACAGGCCGGTATGCTCCCACTCGTTCTTTTTTACCCTGCCGAACAGTAATGCCATGTCATTTCCCTGATTCGATACGACGAACTGCAGCCCGGTCAATGTTGCACTGACCCAGCGCGCCATAGAGTTCTGCATTAAGCCCAACACTGTCTCCGAAGCTCATCGGGTCCGGTACCGCTGGCACATCAATCGGCGTGGTCAGCTCCGCCGGCAGGTTTAACCGCGGCTCCTTTATTGTCCGGTATTCCACCAGCGGTTTTTGCTGCGTCGCGCAACCGGTCAACAGCATCAGCAGGGACAGGAGCAACAGCGCATTTGTCTGCCGCGAGATAACGCTTAATTTCATTCTGAAGCTTCCGTTTCTGCTGCGCTGTCACGGCGCGCTGTTCAGCCACCTGGCTCATCACGGAGTTTTGCTGATTTACCGCTTTCACCAGGTCGTTCACGCTACCGGCCAGATCGTCATTCTTCGAGCGCAGATCGTTAATCTGTTCGTCTTTGCTGTTCGAAAGCTTTTCAAGCCGGTCGTTGGTGGCGCTCAGCTGCGAATTGCGGGCATTGAGTCCCCACAAGCAAACGCAGATAAGGCCGATGATGATGAGATGAGAGTAATTTCGGATGAAGCTGATTACGTTGAGCATAGAATCCCCTTAGCTTTAGTTAAGCGGGATTTCCTGTCTTCCAGACCGTTAATGCCACCGTTGATGATTCTGGTGATGCGGGTAACATCATCAGAGTCAGCCAGTTCATTCAGACCGTTGTTCTTCCACCAGGCACCAGCCGACATTGCCGCTAGCATATTCCCTGCCAGTCGGTCAGGGTAAGCAACGACATCCACGCCTAACTGCTTCACCAGCGCCGCGTAATTGGCTTTACCGGTAATCTGGATTAATCCACGCCCCCGATAGCGGTAGCCGTCACCAGAACTCAAATCGCCATTGCCGTTACGGTTGCCGTAAACGATGTTGGCGATCATCTTCTGGTTTGCCGGATGCGCCTCATTGCGGCCATAGGCTTTAGCCTGCTGGGGAGTTATCCGACGCTTGAAGGTTGCCAGCAGCGCGGTCTCGCTGTAGTTCAGCCCCTCTTCTACTTTCGTGAAGCCTGCCGACTCATGGCCGGTCTGCGCGAGGAAATGAGCCTGTCTCAGCGGCGTTGTGATGCCGAACGCCGCCATGCTCGCCGCTATATGCGGGAACCATGCGTCACGAACAGTATTAGATACGCCAGTAGCGCGCTGGAAATCACTGGGTGTCAGCATTGCTATCCCCCAAACGCTTATCAATCAGCCTGCGCAGCTTTGATGAAAGCCAGTCCACGCCGAGAAAGCCGAGAAACACTGCAACCACACGCGTTGTGTCGTCGCTGAAGTTCCAGTTAAAGACCGAGCCAATCACCTGAAGCGTTGGCTGAAGGAAAAAGGCAAAGACACTGCACATTGCGGCATCAAGCAGTCGCCGGGGCCACGTGTCCTTACCGATGTAAGTGGCGCGCAGAATTGCCATCACGCCTGCCAGCCCGGCATAACCGGATTCATTTCTGTGGGCATATAGCCAGGCAAGCAGGCTCGCCCAGAAGCCCGGATCTTTTTCTGGCATGCGTTTCATCCTCACCTCCCGAATTGGTCGGTGCCGTTCGTAGTCTTAAGAAAAAAGGCGCCCCTCCCCACACAGCAACGGGGAAATCTCAAAGTTTCGGGAGGGCACCAAAATAACACACACGATACACACTAAATCATTGCATCGCAGTGTGTATTGTGTGTATAATTATCTCATCAGTTAGCGAGACGGAGGAAGATTGAAGAGTTCGGAACTGATAAAGCTGTTAGAGAAAAACGGCTGGCAACTTGAAAGGGTAAAAGGAAGTCATCACCAGTTCAGCCACCCAGATTTCTCTATCGTCATAACGGTTCCGCACCCTAAAAAGGATTTGAAAACTGGTACAGTTCACCAAATCATGAAGGATGCGAAACTTAAATAATCAGGAGCCGCCCGCAAGGGCGCTCTTTATTCGCGGGGTAAATGCATGTTGTATTTCGGTATCGCTGAAATCGACCAGGACAAATCAGCCAGTGGCTATTTCCCGGGTATTCCGGGCTGTACTTTCGCAGGCGATGATTTGCGTGAAGCTTTGCAGGATGCAGAGTCGGCTCTTAACGCTCACTTTGAGCTAATGGCTGAAAAAGGTCTGCCAATTCCTGAGTACAATGATATGCCCGATGTGGATTCAGGCAGCTTCAATGAAAATGGGCTGAAGGTAATGATGATCTGCGTAGATGTTGATATCACCAAATATCTCGGCAAGTCTGAACGTATCAACATCACCATGCCTCACCTCTTGATCGAGAAAATCGATAAAGCTGTTGGACAGGATTCCCGCTATACCAGCCGAAGCCATTTTATTGCGGAAGCTGCTCGCAAAGAGCTGTCTCACCTCTAGCCGTCTTCCTTCGTCTCAAGGCCGCTTAGTGCGGCCTATTTTTTAGGTGCTCCGACGCAAATCGCGGTAACTGCCTGGCTCGTCAGCCCGGAGCTTGTTTGGTGCAAACTGGTGGTAACGATCCACCCTCTCAAGCTCTTCAGGCAAGCGCTAATCCATCTCAGCTAAGTTTGCTTATTTGGCGGGCAAGGCAGGATTCGAACCTGCGACCAATCGGTTAACAGCCGAACGCACAACCTCTGTGCTTCTCACCCTAAAAAAGATATAAAAAAACCCCGCCTGATGGCGAGGTTTCGAATGTTATGTGTCAGTGCGTAGTGACAACTCATAGCAGAATAAAGCCGGTTGTGTAATTACACAACCTTTTTCAATTTCATCGGCAAAATATTTTCTTTGCGACATTCCCGATCCATTTCCAGCTTAATATCGAGTGTGCAAAGTGAGCCCTGGATAAAACTTTCTGCCGACTGAAGGCGCACCGAAACGTGATTGTGTGAAATTCCCAGCTTTGCTGCCATTGCTCGCAGGGTCATATTGTCTATGTAATGCCATTCCAGCAGTGAGCAAAGATATTCGTCATGCTTCCGCAGTCGGATCATTGCCTCACTGATAAACATGCCATCATCATCACAGCATGACGGACGGCCGGCGCGGGTAGCGGGCAGAAGTCGCGATAATCCTGCAGCTGTTCGCGGATAGCCAATATTTGTATCTCCACTCGCAGCCCATGCACCCCAGCGTTCAAGTACCATTTGAATATCTCTCATTATGCGGCCACCTTTTTAAAGAATTGGATTTCACGCACAGCGTGGTGGTTAATAAGTACATCGTTGAAGTCGCCCTGATCCGGCCAGCGGATAATGACTTCACGTAAATCGTTTTTGCTGTCCTGCAGGTTTGAGTGCGCGCAGGCAAACGCCGCTGCGTGCCCGGCAGCATTCTTATCGGTGTCGGCAAAAATAATCAGACGTTTTACGCCATTCGGTACGCGGAACCTCTTCATCAGTGACGTGTTTAGCACTGCCCAAACGTTAAACTTGTAGATTTCCCGGCTCGCCAGAGCAGTTTCGATCCCCTCAGCAATTCCCAGCGTTTCATCTACCGGGAACATGCGAATAGCCACCGATCCGGCGTTCTGCAGATAGTTGTCATCCTGCAGGCTAAGCATCTTCTTAGCGCTTTCCACGTCCGCTTTATGGTTCCCGTCCAACAAAGTTCGGTGCAGATAGCAAGCGTTACCTTTGTCATCTGTCGCGATAGCCCACATTGCGCCAAACGTTCTGCCAGACCGATCTTTCTGCTCGGGATTAAAGCGCACTGATTCTGTTGGCAGCGTATTGATGTGACGCGCCTGAAGATATTGCTCAGCTGCGGTTCCTCGCAGGTACTGAAGTTTTGAGAAGCAGTAAGACACCTTCTCACGAACGGATGCTGTTCCTGTTTCCGGCTTGGGCTGATACTCACTGCGATCAAATTGGCGACCTACTATCTGGTCTACCTCAGCAGCGATCTGCGCATACGTTTTTTCCTGAGTTCGCATCAAAAGCGTCAGGCCATTGCCACTGCCGCATTTGCAGATCCACTCCCCGTTTCCGTTCTTGTCATCGCAACGGAATTTACCCTTCTCACCACACAGCGGGCATTCACCTTTGAAATGACGCTTGCCGGTGATGCCGGGCAATTTATAGTGCTGGTAGATTCGGGCCCACTGTCCCTTTGCAGCTTCAGCAGTTGTTTTCATGACCGCCTCCTGACTGACGCTCTGCCAGATAATCCCTCAGACCTTTAAGGCGCTGCTGGACATACTGGTAGCGCTCTTCCTTCGGCCTTTCTGCGCTGTGTTCTTTCTTGCGGGAATTTGCAAAGGCGATGTTTTTAGCTCTGATGAAGTTGCTCACCTCAGGCGTAATCTGCCTGGGGTTGTCATGAAGACCGTTTGGCCACTCCCCAAATTTGCTTTTGAAAGTATGGGAGCACCACCCACGAGACTTGACCTTGCCGATTGCCGCCTGCTGGTTCTGGTAATACATAAGCTGCGACCAGAAGCTCTGTTTTTCTTCGGTCGTGGCCTTCTTCTTGTCCTTCTTCATTTTTTTTAGTGAGCGCGTCTCGTCTGTTTCAACGTCTTCTCCCATGATCGGTTTGAAGCCACAGGATGGGCATTCGTAAACGCCTGCTGGCTTCATGAAGTGGCACTGACTGCATTCCTTTGGAAGCTTCTCTGCACGTTCTTTCTGAGCCTGTTTGCGGGTTACTTCCATGCCATCAGATTTAGTCAGAAGGCGGTCATATTCGATTTCATCCGGATAGCCCAGCCGATGAACCGTCCCGCTGTGGTCAAAAATAAGGCACGTATCCTTGCCCGGTGCCGTGCGGAGGCCACGCCCAATGCACTGGATCCAGCGAATCTCTGATTTGGTTGGGCGCGCATAGATAACGCAGCGCACATCACTGTCGAAGCCGGCCACCAGCACCCCGACATTCAGCAGCACTTTAGTCGCACCGCTCTCGAAGCGCTGAATGGTCAGCTGGCGGTCTTCCTGCGGCGTTTCGGCGATCATCACTTCGGCGTTCACGCCAGCACGGCGGAACTCCATTGTCAGATAGTTGGCGTGGCTGACATTCACGCAAAAGCAGATGGTGGAAAGGTTCTTGCCGTTCTCCAGCCAGTTTTTAACAATGTTGCCTACCAGATCGGCCCCACACATGATTTCAGCAACCTGTGCCTCGTTATAGTCCGAACCGTACTCGTCTGACTGGGTAGACTTGACGCCTTTCAGATCCGGGCGCGTCGGAGCAAAGAATTCATACCCGCTCAGCGCGCCAGCACGAATAAGCTCTTTCATTGTGGTTGGCTTTATTAGCCGGCTGTAGTAATTGCCCAGGAACTTGGCGAATGGGGTGCCTGACAGGCCGATCACCTTCACATCTGTATCTCGGATGTACTCCAGCAGGCGCTTACGACGCATATGGGCCTCATCGACAATGAGCAAGTCGATGTTGTCGGGCATTTGCCGGCGGATCAGCGTGTCGATTGAGGCAATCTGAATTTTCTTTTCTGCATCCACGTATCGTGGGTCAGCTTCTGCCCATACATAGGCAATGTCGTCGGCGTTAATGCCGTATTCGATAAAGCGTGTCGCTGTCTGGTTCAACAGGATGGTGTAAGGCGCTGCAAACATAACGCGCATTCCCCTTGCCACACATCCGGCAATAATGAATGCCGCCAGCCCTGTTTTCCCGCTACCGGTTGGAGAATAGACCATGAAGGTTCGCTCCTGCTTCCAGTAAGCTCTTAGTTCCGCTAATCCGCGTTCCTGTGCTAAATTGGGTGTGATGTTAAGCATCGTTATCTCCTGCAAGGGCCGTTTCTGTCGCTCGCCAAAGTTAAGATTCGGCTTCTTGCTCTCTGTGGTTTCTGCTGACTAAGTGCTGCTTTCGAAGGGATGGCTTTTCCAGGGAAAGGGCTTTTTAGATCTCACCCTACTTAAAGTAATTACCTGCCTTCTGGCTTAGCCTTCCCTAACACCCCTTTCAAAGATCACCCCCCTTACCCCCCTAGAAAGTTTTCCCCTCTTTCCCGTTGCGGGAGGAAATCATTCCGGGCGGTACTACTCACCAACCAGCTTAGGTTTTGAAACCCGACCCTCACGAATCGCTGAGCAGTTCACTACGAAGAGACGCAATCTGGTATTTGCCTCGCGCCTTGCTTTGTTCTCCTTTCTGTAATCGACAGGCTCCAATTCAAATGCCTGATGGTATGTTTCCGAATATCGAGCCAGTGCCCTTTCTCGCTGTTGCCGGTTAAGCCTCTCCATCTGCTGGAGAATCCACTGAGCATCAGCTTCAAAATGATGCTCAGGGAGGCGGCGATTAATTCCCTCAAAGCTCGTCATGGACTGGCTTGGAGTAACGTTCAGGGTGCAAAACCATTAGCCCATCAAATTCTTTATCTTCCCCGTGTCTTTTTGACGGGAAAGGCTTTGTCTCGTAGGCTGCAATCTTTCCTTCGTTAGAAATCTGAACGAATATTTGGCGCCCGGAACGGAGGGCTTTGCTGATGGCTATTTGGGTAACACCCAGATGCATACCCGCCCTAACTTGTCCGTTCTTAGCCACAAACTCTTTCAGAGTGAATGTCATCATTGTGGGCCTCAATTTTTAGTATCAAAGGTACAAGAAATGATAGTACTATCAGTATGAGACAAATTCAAACGAAAGGTATTAAAATTCGCTCATGAAAACACAATCGCGCTTAACCGAAGAACAGCTCAAGGATGCGCAGCGTCTAAAGGCTATCTATGACGCCAAAAAGAAGGCTCTTGGCATAACCCAGCAACACATCGCTGACGAACTCGGCATCACCCAGAGTGGTGTCGGGCATTATTTAAATGGCAGAAACGCCTTAAACATGAGCTCTGCATTGATGTTTGCTAAAATCCTTGGGGTCCAAATCGAGGAGTTCAGCCCGCATCTCGCGAAGGAGGTAGAGCTGATGCACGCGGCTGCGGCGAACATAAAGTTCGTTGGGAATTATGAAAAAAGGCCGTCTTACCCATTGCTTAGCTGGGTAAGTGCTGGCGCCTGGTCTGAGGCATGCGAGCCATATAATCTGAAGGACATTGACGAGTGGTATGAGTCAGACGCTCATATCGAGGGGAGTGGATTTTGGCTTCGCGTACAAGGCGATTCGATGACATCCCCCTCAGGGATTAGCATTCCGGAAGGAATGCTAATACTGGTAGACACGGGCAAAGAGGCTAAAAATGGCAGTCTGGTTATAGCTAAGCTGGTTGATGCTAATGAGGCAACATTCAAAAAATTAGTTATAGATGGCGGCCAAAAATTTCTTAAGGCCTTGAATCCACTGTATCCTCTTACGCCAATCAATGGCAACTGCAAGATTTTAGGCACTGTAGTCGAGGCCAAGTATCTATTCAACTAACCCCCCACCCAAAAGATAAAAGCCGGCATTAGCCGGCTTTTTTACAAGTAAATTTCCTGACAAATCATCCACTAATACCTTTGGTTATAAAAATAATTCACTTTTAGTATTGCAAATACTAGTACCTAAAGTACTATTAACTCATCGGCAGACAACGGAGCCTATGAGATGAATACCCATTTAAAAAACGTTATCGATTGTGAATCAATTTCAGTGAGGGTTGCTCCTGGCGAGTATTTTGAATTCGCCGTTGTTGATAACAAAGACATGTTCCCGCATTTTTTCAAAACGTCTGAATCTTTCAATATTCAGCTTCAATGCAACTGTATTGATTCCTTGGTTTACGCACTGTATGAACGCAAGGGGAATATTGCTTACCTTGTATGCTCTTGGGAGCATAAAAGCGAAATTAATGATGCCGCCTTGGGAATAATAAGATCAAGACCCAACCTTTCTTATCTTTTGAATTAATTTAACTGAAAAATAATTACAGCGCCTGCGCTGGGGGATTTTGCAACCAAATTTCAGGAGTAACAAAATGAACGAAGAATTATCACAAGATATCCAGCGCAGCATGATTAAGATTTGCGATGCTCTTTCAGCGCTTGAGTACGCATACCGCAGCACAAATGATGCCAAAGATTTCGCAGACGTTATGGCGATTATTAATGTCGCCACTCATTCAGGCATGACCGCCTACGAAACTCTCAGTAATGCGATTGATAAGGTAACGGCGAAATGAAAATCACAAACTCGGAAGAATACCGTAAAGCAGTGATGTTTCATAAGTCAGGTCTGGACGTGCTGGCAAACCTGTTTCTCCGCGCTGCATATGGAGTCAAGCCATGAAGGCGAGCGTTGTAAGCAATGCCAGATACAAAGGTGATCAACTTTGCGCATTACTTCAGGTGATGAATAACACTAAAGAATTCGATGATGATGCAATTGTTCATGACCTGATTTCACTTGCGTTTGATTTATCCGTTGAAGTTTCTGCAATGTTAATTTCCGAAGATGAAAAAGGAAAAAATAAATGATAACCATTGAATCTTTCGAAGAAGCAGACAATCTTGCCGAGCAACTGATAACACTTCTTCAGGCTATTTACACAGGAGGCCTAAGCGAGCCAGAAAAGGACATCCTTATTGGCCTTGCACTGAACTTAATGCAGGACCTCTACCGCTTTTGTAGAGCCGGCGCAAAAAAGGAGGGGGTCTATGACTAGCATTGTTGAGCGTAACCGCACCCGCCTGGTGAATATCTACCTGGCAACACTGGTGCATAAAACCGGCGCAATGGTAGCGCCGGTTAAATTGCCTGACGGGAAAATGACAGCGATTGAACTGGACGCAGAAATCGTTAGCAAGGCTCTTATTAAATTTTTCGAAACTGCTGTTCGCAAAGTTATCTCTGGCGATGCAGCTGACCGTGAAATTGCAGAAACCTATGGGGAATGCGTGAAGCTCAAATCAGGAAAGCTTTCTGACATTGGTGTCGGCTTCATGAGCGCCCTTCTGACAAACCTTATTGAGCAGGCATTTGGTCAGCGAGGTGCGGAATGAAAACGAATGCTTCTATTCCATGCGAAATCAAAGGTCCTGCTCTGCTGCACATTAAGCGCGGAGAGATCACGTCCTGCGAGGTATTCGGTCACACCGAAACAGTAAAAGCGCTGAATGCCTTTGTAGAAACCGCGCTCTCCAGTGCGCCGTCCGCAAGCTCAGCCAAGGATAACCGGTCATGACAATTACAGCACTTCGCGCCCCGGAATGGGTGATCAACCAGGCAACAAAGAAGCTGGGGCAATACAGAAAGCGGCGCGTCTTCCCCTGTCGCATACGCGGCACCGGCTATCTCAGCCTGAAGGTTAACCCGCGCTGGCGCCTGCTTTCGCAGAACGGCGGCAAAGACTGGCAGTTAATGACACATGAAACGTACAACCACGTTAAGGACAGAAAATGATCCAAGTATCCAAAAAATTGCCTGGTGTGGATGACGCTTTCCGCCAGGTGAAATCACCGGTTTATATCGTGACACGTCACGGCCGTAACCGCCGATTCCTCAGCCGCAGCGCTGCGATCAATAACCTGGTGCATTTCATGGTGACCGGCACCTTCGATAAAGCAGGCATCCCGACACATGAGGATATGCGCGAGGTGTGGAGTGAAGGCGTTCTGGTTCACAAGCAAGGCGAGCTGACCGAGCAGTACTGGAATGCACACAATCGCACCTATCGCCGCGTTCTGAAACTGATGGCCCGCCGCCGGGCGATCCAGAAGTGGAAGAAGAATTACGACGCAGCCAGCAGCACCATTGCCCAGCTGCTTAGCCAGAAACCTTACTGAGGCCCAGCTATGAATAACTTCATTATCGGTACCGCTTCGCAGCCAACCATGACCAGTCTGGATATTGCTGACCTGGTGGGCAGCCGCCACGACAGCGTAAAACGCACCATTGAGCGTCTGTCAGAAATGGAAATCATCCAACTCCCACCAGTGGTGAAAGTTGAGAATAAACAATCAACTAGCCCAAATCGATTTGCCGATGCTTATCAGCTGGAAGGTGAACAAGGTAAGCGTGACAGCATCATAGTTGTAGCTCAGCTTTGCCCTGAGTTTACTGCTCGTCTGGTAGACCGCTGGAAAGAGCTGGAAGAAGAACGTGCGCGCCCGAAATCACAGGCCGAACTTAACCTGGCTTATGCGCTGGCCCAGTTTGAGCAGGAGCGCCGGTTGAACAGCGTTGAAAGTAAGGTCGATGAAGTGGCTGAGACCGTAGAGAAAATTAAGCGCGGCTCTATTCCAGCTGGCTGGGCAGGATATTCGGTGCTGAGAGTTAAATGCGGCATGACAGACGCCAAATGCCGGACTCTGGTGAAAGGCTACAACATCCCTACAGACACAATAACCATCATGACGCCAGAGGGCCAGCCACGCCCGATGAAGATCGTGCTGGAAGCTGATTTCATGAAGGCGTTTCGCGGAATGATGACTGAAGCACAGCAGCGCGGCACAAAGTGGTTCCATCCCGCCATGGGGCTATTTCAGGTAATTGGGTGGGAGGTTAGTCATGCTGATAAATGATATTCAGCGGAGCCATCAGCAGGCTCTGCAATGGCTGGCTGACGCTTACCTTTTTCACCTGGTAAGCATGCATCGCCGCCCGGTTTTCCGTCACCAGTATGGCGATATTTCACTGAGCCAGCACGCGGTTCAAGGTTTTATCGATACCCACCTTGCGGAAAAAGGCAAAGGCCTCAAAGAACGCCGCGCTCGCTATATCAGCCTGCTGGACATGGATGCGTTTGCAGAAGGTATTAACTCAGACTTTGTGGACTGGGGAACTGTGCCAAAGCTTAAGCCCCGCGGCATTCGATGGATCAATGCCTGCTTCAATCGTTACGGGGAAATGGTCATGCATTTTGGCGGGCAGGAAATGGTTGAAGCCATGATTGAAAAGGAGAAGGCAGATGAAATTTGATTTCGTCGATAAAGGCGCTGTAGCCACGCTGACTATCACCAGCAGCCTGCTGGAGTTTCGCCGGCACAACCGGGCAGTGGATGCTGCCCTTCTCTCTGCTGATGTGATCGCCAGAACGTCAGGCATCTTCATCCGGAAAACAGTTATCAGCGGGCCGGTTAACCGCGGGCTTCGTGCATACCGTGCGGCCACAATGGAGGCGGCGAAATGACGCAGCGTGAAATGGCAGACCTCAACGACACACTGGTAAAAGCCAGCGTCAAGATTGATGACGGCTGCGATCACTCCCAGCGCATCGTGTGGCAGATGAACCAGAAGCGTTTTATGCGCAATGGTCAAAGCCCGGCGCGCCCGCCTGCGCCGAAGGTAGCGCCGGTAAAGATCGAGCCAAAGAAGAAGCCTCGCAAACGCGGTTACAAGATTGTCCAGCATGCGATAGGAGCAGTGTGATGACACGAATTTCAGCAACAGAAGTGATGATCGAGCATAACAGCAAGCTGGCGCGTGACCCAATCCACCTGCGCCGCCTTGTAACTTTCTGGCCAGAAGAGAACATCGTTCACCAGCTGGCCAAACAAGCCCTAGCCGATATGGAGCGCTTTAACATTCCATCTGGTTGGATGCCGGTCCCAATTGAGCCAACCAAAGAAATGGTGGCCGCTGGCCAGGATAGGTTTGAAGAGTGTATCGATCACGGATTCGATAGCTGTGAAGACGGCTCTACACACGAATACAGCAAAATATCTTCAGATGCGCCCTATCAGGTTTTCAAAGCCATGATTGAAGCCGCGCCAAAGGTGGAAAAATGAAATACAGCGACTTGAACAACATCACCACAATTACTGAAGCCCTGCAGGCGCTGGAGAACGTCGGCGCCAGCATCGAGCAAATCAAGCTGCAGCTGGAGTTTCCGGAAGGTAAAGACCGTGACTGGGAGACTCGAGCCCGATACGCACTGAAGAAGAAGCAAGGCATCCGTGCGGCAATCTGCAATCGCCTAGCTATTCTTCGGCAGCAGGAGAAAGAGCGTAATGTGGGATTCCGCGATGCTCATACTGACTGCCTCATCAAAGAAATGAAGCGGTATTTCTCGCGCGCTGCGTTTCTGGCATGTGATCACCGGGCGAAACTGAAGGCGGAGGCAGAAAATGGAATTTAAAGAAGAGATTTTGCGAACTCAAGATGTAATGGCGCGGTTTAAAATTTCCCGCAGCACTCTGCAGTTCTGGAGAACGCCTAAACGCATGCCTAAGCGGTTCAGCCGTCCTTTCCCGCCGCCAACTATTCCAGGAGCTCCAGATCGCTGGCGGCTATCAGAAATCATGAAATGGGAAGATGAGGTTAATTCTTTATCAGCGGGCGGCCAACAACCTTCTCAAGATGATCGTGCCACACTTTCAGCCAATGGCGTTGATCTTCAAGATAGTCGTGAAGGTTATAACGAGCCATAA